CTATAAGATCAAAAACCACTTGGGGTTGAGACAGTTCGGGAAATTTAAGGAAATACTGCCGCTGTATCAATGGTTAGCGCGATAAAAATGGCTGCCCCGATGCCTTTTGGATTGGGGTAAACACCCCAAATGCTGCAGAGTGCGGGCGCACCCGGAACCCCGCTTTTATAAAGAGTGCGATGAAAATCACGAAAAAGTGTTAAAAATCTCTTGCGTCTCTCAGGACAGGAGAGTAAACTGCCCGTACGGGCATTAAGCCCGGGTAACCGAGGGAATGACTATGAGAGCAAAGGCAAAGATCGAGGTGGCCGCAAGGCCGGAGATGAAGGAGGCTGAGCTGTGCGTCCTGATGGCGCTCAATATGTTTGACGCCGCCTTCCCGAATCAGATCCGCGTGCGCGCCGTAAGCGCCACGGCGATGGAGGTGGGCGTGCCTGACACGCCCGAGAATGCCGAGGCCTACGGCTTCGCGTACAGCCAGGTGCAGTGCTACCTGATGAACGCCGGGGCGCCATACACTGAGGGCTTTGACATCTCCGAGCCGGACTACGAGAGCGATCCCGGCTGGATCACCGCATTCATCTGCGCGATGTAAGGGCGCGCACACGTATCACACCGGGCGCCGCAGGGCGCCCATTTGGAGAAGCTATGAAAGACGAAGAGTATCTTAAGGATTTTCTGCCTGATGAGGTTTACAAGGACTATCAGGCTAAACGCCCGGCGTATCATCCGGAGAGCCTTTTCAACAGCGATGAAGACCGGATGTTCTGCGGCCTGACAATGGCCATCGAGGATGAAGCCGAGTGTATCGGCGTCGAAGTCTTTGAGCAGAACGGGCATACCGCCGCGGAGGCGCGCGAGTTTTATGACCAGGGAGTTCTTGACGATGTGGCGGCATGGATGGCCGCTGAGATTGTCCGCCGCCGCTATAAGAATTTTGATGAGGTCAGGGGCTTTATCCGCGGGCGCGCGCTTGTCGATGTGTCAGACGCGATGCTGCGCGAGGCCCTTGACGACTGACACGCATGCCCGGCGCGCCGGGGCTTTTTATTGTGAGCGGGCGCACAATAAAGTGTTAAAAATCGCTTGCAACAATCAGAACGAAAGAGTAAACTGTCTGTGAGGGCGCGAGGGCGCCGGTAACCGAGGGGACGAAAAATGAACGATGCGATTGAATTTGTCAGGGACATCAGGCACTGCGCAGAACCCTGGACCTGGAATCTCCTGGAGGAGGATGGCGAGATCACCTACTCCCCGGATCGCGATGCGCGCACCGGCTGGATCCGCTACAAGTGCAAGACCGCCAAGGCTTTCACCGAGGTTCTCGAAACCCTCGAGTACGTCCGCGGGTGCTTCTGCCGCGACAACGGGTACACCAGGCGCTTCGGTCTCCGGGGCTGCATCAACTGCAAAGAGGACTGCGAAGCCCTGACTGTCACCGCCTACTACGGATACATCAGGCTTTGAACAGCATCCGCCCCGGCGTGCCGGGGCTTTTTAAGGAGAAAACACCATGAAGGTTTTAATCGCGGCGGCACTCCTTGCCGCCTCCATCGGCGCCCTGACGGGCTACATTTTCGCGGACACACCGCAGGTCTATCAGAGCAACAGCACCGGAGAGGTGAAGGGCTGGGAAGACGCCGAGGGCTATCACGCCTGCCATGCAGGCACGGACTGCCGTATCCCGGCAGAGTATGATCTGATTTGGGTAGAATAGAATGGCTCCGAAATACCATTGCTTTAGAAACTATTCCCGGCTTTACGGCGTGCCGGGGATACCCTCCGAGGAAGAGGAGAACGCCCTGACGGATGCCGTGTTTGAGGGCTTTCAGGGCGCACGGCAGATTGAGATACGCCCTTCCGGCACGGTGGTTGAGATCGCGACGTTCTGGCGCAGGACGCCGCACTATGAGAACGTCATGAAGAAGCAGTGTGAGGATTTCATGCGCCGCATTGCCGGCCTGCTGTACCAGGTGGTGCTTACGGGAAGGAGCATCATAAAGGATCCCTACGGGGCGCCCGGCACGCCTGACCGCGTGTGTGTACTGATTATTCATCTGGAGTACAGGAAGCCGTGATTATGCGTATCTGCGCCGCGGTAAGCGGTGCCATCCTGGGATTTATAATACTGTACGCCGGCACGCCGGTGGTTTATATCAGCCACTACAGCGGCGGCATAGTGGCCGTCAGGCATGGGATTTTCACGACAATGTGCACGCTCGCGGAAGAATGTGAGCTGCCGGAAGGGAAATACAAGGTGGTATATACAAGATGAGATTGGTTGACGTTAAAGCGTTGCTGGCCTTGCGCACAATGGCGCGCGCCGCCTCCGGGGATTTTTTCGCGCTTGATGCGATGCGGCATTACCTGCTCGACAGGGATCCGCACGCCTACATGCCCTTCAACCTTTTTGCCGCAATGGAGGATCCTGACTTCGTGCCGCTCGCGGTTTTCAGCCAGTATGAGACAGCTGTGCAGGACTGCGACAAGGAGGCGCAAGAGGAGTTAAGGCGCATCATGAGTGAGTTTATGAGCACTGAGGAGTACAGCAGGCAGGTAGAGGCCTACAACCGTTTGCATCAGATGGGGTATAGCAATGAGGTGTAAGCCGGTGATGTACAAGGGCAGGCAGTTTAAGTCTGTTACCGCACTGCGGGAGTATTACGGGCTGAGCAAAATGCTGTACTACTTTCGCCGCTACGCTGGGATCCCACTGGATGCTCCGAAGGGCGTGCCAGGACAGCACGCCGCGGGCGTCTCGCGCGTTGAGGTTGTTACACCTGACGGCATGTCCTATCCGTCAATCGCGGCATATGCGAGAGCATTGGGCATCCATGAGGGTGCCGCGCGCTACCGCGTGCGCAGCGGGCACCTATCGGCAAGGCCGCTCTGCCGGACATGTGAGTACGGCGGGAAATACTACAGGAGCCACGTCGCGATGTACAAGGATTTGAGGCTGTCCTGCGGAAAGGGCGACGCATTAAGGAAGGATCATGAAATGAGTGTTTGCAGGACAAAAGTAGCTGACTACTATCATCTTGATGGACTTGAGGATCCACGGCTTGAGGGCGAGCTGGTTAAGGATTTTATTGCCGAGGCAAAGAATCAGATTAAGTACCGTTTCAGCGTCAGGGATGTATTCGGCGACAGGCTGGAGCGCATGGCGGTGATGTACGCGAAGGACAAGGCGCCGAAGCTGACAGCTGAGGATGATATCTATGACCTGCATCTCGACATGGCCCGCGTGTACCTGCCCGATATCGAGAACGCTGAGGTGGAGTCATACAACTATGCGGACTAAACAATCTGGCGGTTTTCAAATTGACACGCCGCGGGGATGCGGCCATCCCCGGCGGGTTGTGTGGAATGGCGTGCTGTATCCTACGATAGCCTCTGCAGCAGAGGCCTGCGGCATCACCGCATCGGCTATGTGGTACCGCATTGCCCGCGGCTATGGAAAGCCGCGGAAGAAGTCCCGCAGGCCGGCATTTCTGCGGTGCGAGTTTCAGGGTGTGCCCTACCGGAGCATCGGGGCGATGGCGCGCGCTCTGGGCATCGGCTGGAGCAAGGCGCGAAGCTTTGCTGAGGAGGTGCACCGGTGCGAGATCGAGTATGCGGGCAAAAAATATCACTCAATGACAGCTCTTGCCGCGGCGTATCATCTGACAGACGCTTGCTGTATATACCGGCTCGGGCACAATATCCCGCTCGAGGCGCTGTCTGTCCGGGGAGTGAGCAGCCGGAAGCCCTGCACCTGGGAGGGGGTTGACTATCCCTCCATCACCGCCGCGGCAAAGGCTCTCGGCATCACGCATAGCGCCATGAGCGAGCGCCTGATGCGCCGCGACAGGCCGAAGAGGCCGCGGCGCAAGCCCCGCCGCAGGCCATGCGAGTATCAGGGCGTGTGCTATGACACGCTTGCCGAGGCGGCGCGCGCCCTCGGTATATCGCGCGGCAAAGCTGGCAGGATCGTAAAATTTTATGACTGATATCACATTTCAGGATAAAGGCATAAAAAAGTTTACAAAAACGCTTGCAACGTTTTAATCAAAAGAGTAAACTGACCTCGAGGGCAAAGAAGCCCGGATAACCGAGGGAAAAGAATATGCACGCATGGATTGAGGTAGTAAGCATCAACGGGCGCCGCCTGCCGGTGCCGGAGGTCATTGACTGGGTTGACCAGGACGATGATGGCCGCGACATTGAGGATCTCGCGGATGAGACCGCGGAGTGGTTCGAGGAGAACAGGGCTTCGATGGACATGCATGACGATCTGCTTTTCAAGATTCACCGCGGCTCCGAGTGGAGCACCGCACGCAGCATTGCAAGGGCTGACTGAACATCGCACGCCCCGGCACGCCGGGGCGTTTTAACCGAGGGGGGAGACTATGAATAAAGAGACTAATGAGACCTACCTGCGCGAATTCCTGCCGCGCGCCGTTTTCACGAAAATGAAGCGCCTGCACTGGTACAGGCACAATGACGCCGGGGCGCTGAGCATGGCGCTCTTTGCCTATGCGTCAGACACGCTCCGCACCGCGCTGCGCAAAGCCGGGCTTGATGATGAGCGCATGACGGATTACTACTACGGCAAACCTGAGGGCGCTGAGCGCCTGAATGAGTGGTGCCGCGAGATAGCCGAAAGGATTGTTCAGCGCTCCTTTGCCGCCTGGGGCGAGGTAGTAGCAGAGATTGACGAAAAGATTAAGGCCGACATTAAGGCTATCAGGGAGGCGGCATAATGGCACCAAAAGCGCACGCCCTTCTTTCACCGAGCGCCGCCGCGAGGTGGCTCAAATGCCCGGCGTCGGTGGCCATGACGGCCTCCATGCCGGAGGAGACAAGTACTTATGCGCTCGAAGGCTCCATCGCGCACGCGGTAGCCGAGGGCGTACTGACCGGAGAGCCGTACAAGGCGCCGGAGGGTGCTGAGGGCATAACGCCGGATTTTGATGAGAT